TCGGTTCGTGTGGGCCCATGTACCAATTACCTTAATCACAGTAGAGGATAGCGCGGTCTGCAATGCGCGGACTTCCGTCATCTGCGCTTCGATCAGGGGCGCGTAGAGTGAGGCCCAACGCGAGACGAACGTCGTATCATTGCCGCGACTTGCCAGCGGCGATATGCCGACCTTGATTGCCGGATTGGCCTCATAGATCGACCGCACCATGATAGCCAGTGACGCAGACGCAAAGGCGAGTTGTTCCGCCTGGGTATAGGTGTGTGAGCCCGAACCCCCCGGACCGCCGCCCCATAAGACGTCGTTGTCGTCCAGTGCGATTATGACCATATCCGGCGTGGAAATCCCCCAACCCGAAAGATAAGCGGCGAAATCGAAGATATAATAGTCTGTGGTCGCGCTATGACTGATGCTGCCAGCTGTCTCTTCGGCATAGGTAACATTGCGAAACTGGTTGTACGGCGTGCCTGCGTTCAGGTACCGCATGCAGCGCTCTGGGTGCGCTGTCAGGTCGCCGGATACGCATACCCGGAGAAACGGATTTTGATAGTGCGTCGTCGTTCCGCCCCCACTTGACGCGACGGTCGCAACGTTCGTCGTCGCCGCCACGCCGTCACGGCCGATGAAGGTTCGGAGTGCGAAAGCACCGCGGCCCTCGCCTGGAATATTACCACCCCCGACATTGGCGGGATTGGCCGTGCTGGCATAAGTGCCGAGCCATACCGGTGTCGCACCCAGCGTGCGCAAGGCAGCGTCAAGTTCGGTCAACATGCCGAATTCTGACGTACTATCCCCGATGACGAGTATCTTGGGCGAATGGCCCGTCAGAGCGCCCGCGCCGGCAAGATGCCGCGTGACGGATTGCACCATAACATTATCGTCGGTCCAGTTCCGCAAGCCAACTTGAAAAGTGCCCGCTAGATTATCGCCTAGAAGATCGCGATACTCACTAAAATATTGGTAGGGGCTTCGGTCGGTCGCAACGCCACTGATGACTGCCGTGCGCGTCGAATTATATAAGACTGCGTCGGTCTCGCAGACGGCCGAAGACTTGTATAGCGGCAGGGAAAGGCCGCTGACGAAGAACATATCGTCCGGCAGGATCAAGCGAGTTGACGTCCGAACGAACGCCTTGAGCACATTGCCGACAGTCGTCGTGTAGCCTGTCGAATCCGTGAAGGTGACGTTCGCGCCGAAACTCAGGCATTGTACGTCAAGCGCGCTTCCTGGTGCCTGCTTAAGCGCGAGTATCGGATATGAGCCGGCTGGAGGCGCGCCGTTGTCAATGTAGAAGAGCACCCCCGAGGCGTTGGCGTACAGATAGCCCGCGCCCGTCATCGTTGGGATGGTCACGGTTTGGGAGCCGGCCACGCTAATCGTTCCGTCCGGCGTTGCCAGGAAGCACGACCCTACCGTCGTGATCGCGTTCGTCTGCATCGAGACGTTCCACGCCCCGATGTCGAATATCAGAGCAAATGGCTTGTTGGCTGCCGCGCTGATCGTCGTGCCTGCGCTGTTGACGAGCGAAAATGGCGATATGGCCGGCGAGTAGGACGCGGCCGGGTAAAGGATCTGGTTGAACGTATATGCCACCGGCAGACAACCCACCGGCACACCGCCCGCGCCCTGGACCGCGCCGACTGCCCCGGTGGACATATTGACGTAAATGGTCTGGAGGAAGGCCGCGTTAGTAAAACCCGTAATAGCTACCGACTGGCTCGCGGTGATCTGTTTGAATCCAGTACTGCAGACGGCGTAGAAGTTCCCCGCGCTTGTGACGATATACCCGGTCTGCAAGTTCACGGTGACAACGCCTGGGGGGCCGACAACGGTAGGAAGATCAGACGCGCCACGAGCGGCTATGATGATATCGTTTATGGCTGAGGTCGTAGCGCCGCTTGAATTCGTAAGGGTGAGGTTTAGCGATGCCTGGAAGGTGGCGACGGGATAAAGGATTTGGTTGAAGACAAAGGCAACGATACGGCATCCAGCTGGTACTGACCCGGACTGCACAGAGCCGAAATTCCCCGTCGTGACGTTGACGTAAATCGTTTGCAGGAAGGCCGGGTTTGGCGCGGTCATTGTATATGACTGTGCGGCCGGTATTGCTAGGGGAGGGCTTCCGGTAAGTGCGAACAGGGAACCCGATGTGGTTATCTTTAGGGTTTGAAGATTTATCGAGATTGAGCCAGTCCCGCCAATTGTCACAGGAGCACTTGCAGATGATGCAGCAGCTGATGTCGCAGATGCCGCTGCATCATCGACCAATGGCTGTACGACGGTCGCTACCTGATTAATATACCAAGTCGCCACTACCCACGCAGGCGGAGATGTGTATGCGCCAAACTGGTAATAGGTATTATACGCCGATGTCGAGTCTGCATAAACATATGCAAGGGTACCATCAGCCCTAGTCAAATCAGCATACAGAAGCGCACGTGTCGAGTAGCTTAATGTACTAGCTGCGATAGCGGATACAGCATTATCAATTATCGAAAAAAGTGTGCGAATATCTGTTTTAGGCGGATCATAAGCGCCAGACGATGATTCTCCGTCTACCGTAAAATCACGATATACAGACATGGAATCCGTGGTTATTTCACCCATGTCGATCTCCGCTACGGCCAGTCATCACGACGGTCAGGCGCTATATATAGCCAAGAATCGTGGATGGCGATAGGGCGCTATGGAACCGTCAGGCTCACCGGACCGGTATGACCAGATTCACCTGGCGGAGACGCAGCATTGATCGAGGATGCCCAATAGTACCACGTGCCACTCCCTGGCGTATCATTGTACGTGAATGCCTGATTTGCAGACCCATAAAGAGGCCCAGCGATCAAAGTAGCACCGCTGAAAACGGACGAACTGTTGCGATAAATCTTAGCTGCGACGAAGTGCGTATCATTCGGCGCATTGAAAGTTACGCGGGCAATAGTGATGGGTGACCCTACGCCCGTCACTGCAAGGCCAGTCGGCGCTGCGGGAGTGATATCAGCCGGGGTTACGACAACGCCATCAACCTCTAGCGGGTCGCTCTGATAGCCGCTGTTCGTGACGTAGAAAACGCGGGTGTTATATGTTCCATTGAGCAATTGGCCGGTAGCGACCTCAAGGGACTGTGTGCCACTGGAAATGGTTGTCCAATCTGTAGCGCCCGCGACCTGAATATCAAACTGTGTGTTCAGATCAGTGCGTAGCGTCGGGCCAGCCACGGTCAATTGGATGCCGGCGCCGGAACCAGCCTGAATGACAGTGGCTACAAGATCAGTCGGCGTTTCAATTTCACCACTGTTCGCTGTACTTGGCGGAATAGGAGGAGGTGGCCCCTCTTCCGTCGTCGGGTCCCAATCGTAGGCCTCTGAGCCATAGCTCATCAGGCTAATTGTGCAGATGCCAGTATGGGTGTCGGCGGCAAACTTCGTCACGCGGCACGTGATATTCAGGCCAAGCTCAGTGATGACGAGATTAATGAAGCGCTGATTTCTGACTAGCAACCCGTAAGGCCCCGTTACAAGTTGGATCGTCCATTCAGGCGATGCCTCAGCCATGCCGATCTTCTGTATGCGGCGGCACTGCGTGAAACTTGGGCAATGGCGCGCATCGATTGTGGTCGAGCGCACATAGCCGCGGCGCGTGATATCGGCCGTGTCCTGCCACGGGAAGGATTCTTGGTTCTGATAGTCGTTCTGTGGATAGGTGAAGGTGGCGCGAACTTCATTGATTGCATCGAACTCGCCCACATAATGCTGCACCGAATACGACAGGATATAATCGTCAGAGATCGTGACGGTTGGCGCAACCCAGGCACCAGCACGAATGCCTATCGTTCCATCAGGTTGGGGCTCAAGCCATGCGCCTGCTGCCGCCAACATCCGGTTAAGCACGACACGCGGCTCTTCCGAAAAATCGTAAAACCCCCAAATGCGGTATCTATGCTCGGTTCCACCCGCGACAAGTTCAACCAGTTCGTCGGCTACATCACAAGAAGCCTGGGTGATAGCGAGACCCATGCCAGTGTTGAAGAAACTCGGCGCGATACGGAAGCCATCGGCATTGGTGAGGTAGTCATAAAGTACACAAATGGCATTGTCATTCCATGCAGCAGGAGTTGCCAAATTGCGCGGATCAAGGATTTTTGCACCCCGGATCACACCACGATAGTTCTGCATCCCCCCCGGATATGCTGAGGCAAAATACTTTTCAGCGATACCGGTTTGAACGACAAGCGTATCAGTCATCCCAATCCCGATGTAGTCATCAGTCCAAAGCGGCGACAGGTCTGAAATCAGCCGTGAATATGCCGCTTGTCCAGACGTTCCGAGCCGGTTGTAGATAAAGACCCAGTGATACCCATGGCGGCTGAACTGATCACCAGCCGAGCCTGGGGGCCCCAGCACGTTATTCACAAAGAATCCAGTAGGATCGATCGAGACTTGCCTGTCAGCAAGCCAGTGCTCTTCGTAGCCATCACATTCATGTGCAGCGAGGACAACGAGAAAATAGAGGGTTCCGTTTTGGGAATCCAAAAAGATGAAATAGCCGCCCAACTTCGCACGCCCATAGACGCGGCGCCGGAATGGAACTGGTTGCGCAAGCGTCCACTGGCCATCAGATGCAGTTGCGGATGGCGTGAGGAGGGATGCAAGGCCGTATGCCGCCGCAGCCAAAACCACAGCCGCCGCAACCTGGGATGCAACCACGGCAACGGTTATATAGTTGAAAATATCAATACCAACCGCCTGAAGAGCTGTCTCGGCAGCTGCAAATATGGCGTGAGCCGTGATTGCTAAAAGTGTCTCTGGCATCAGGAGCCTCCCATGCGCCAATGATGCGCTGACCGTCTGGTAATCTTACGATTCCACTAGGTGCCACAACGGCCCATCCCCTGGCGGTTTTAATCGCTCCCACAGCCTGATCATTGGCGATGATGACGGCGATAGCGCCAACGGTTGGGCTTTGCGTCATGCGCAGCCCCACGCGTCGTGCCAAGCGTCCTACAAGGACAGGGAAGGGTAGTCCATTCAGCCGGGCACGGCACGAGGGCTCATCGAAATAGCATCCACGCCATTCTTTCGCCGGGTCATTGATACCCCGTGAATAGGTGATCCAGTCTGCGAGCCAGAGGCCGCAGTTCCAATATTGCCAGTCAAACTTATGGCCAGCCTGATCGCGCAGGAAAACGGCAAGTTGGCCGTCTATCGAGTTGGGCTTTCCTAGAAGTTCGGCCACGTGATCCGCTTTTGCTGATTTGCACTCATATAATCGAAATATTTGTCAGTTGTAGATGGATGGCGCATCGCCTGATCAAGGCTGGAATATCTGCCTGCTGGGGGATTAGCTCCTGTGGTCAGGGCGCTTTCGCCTGTAATTTCTATCTGGCGGATAAAGGAGCCATCACCCTGAATGGATCTGCTGATTTTCAGATTATCCATGCGCAGGACGGTATATGGAGCAAAATCTCCCCATGGCTGCCAGTTCTGATCGAAGGCCTGATTATAGATGAAACACAATTGACCTCGGACCTCATCGCTTTCTGAGACCGCCAATTGTATCTGATCAGAAGTCACACCTGCTAGTTTTAGAGTGACGGCAGGGACGGAGTCGCCAACCATATCCTCTATCTGCACTACGGCGTTTTCAGGCCCGAGAGGAAGCCAGTCCTGGCCCGAGAGGTGAATGTTGCGATAGCCATTCCAGACACGCGTGTGACCGCTGGTGAAGGCGAAATCCACAAACCAAGCTAGGCGCACCGCTATGCCAGAAATAGCCTCTTCAGGAACGCCAGTCACGGGAGTGCCTCCAAAAACGTCACCATTGCCAGCGTGCGACCGGCATAGTCATCAGATCCGGAATCCATTTCGGTATCAGTCGCAAGGCGACACGTCAGTACCGGATTGTTGAAGTTCAGCGCGTCACCATTCAAAATGGTTTCGCGAACGGGCGGCCAGATCGAACAGGTGAACTGCGTCTCCAAAAGGCTAGTTATATCCATGATACGATAGAGGCGGTTTTTAACTGCGCCCTGCCATGAAAAAGAAATTCCCGCACCGAGTGCACTTCCCGCCGCCATGTTGATCACTATGGAGCTGGAGCCGGCCACAGCGCCTCCTACGCTTGTAGCAACAATGGAGTCTGTCTCGTACTCGCCACCATCCGAAAGCGTCGATCCGTCACTATGCGGCGTATAATAGGCCTCGACAGGTATCCCCCCCACAACGGGCCACGGCGCCGCATCGTCATAGATCGGCACGTCGCATAGGTTCAGCCGTCCCTGCAGACGCACAGCCATTGCGTTCCACAGACGCTTTCTTTGAACACCGGCGATGGGGATTTCATCGAGCACGATCCGCCAATACCCTGCATCTGAGGCAATGACCTGCTCAAGACCTGTGATGCTTACGCCACCACCAATCGTCCCTGGCACGGGTTGGCACGTCACTTTTCGCGGGGATAGAGCTTCACGCGGCCATTGATAATTGGACATTAGCGGAGCGCCCTATTGTTGGCATTGATCGAAAGTTGGCGCGAATTGCGCTGAGTCACCTGATTGTAGGCAGCCAGACTTTGATTCACCACCGCGTGCGATGCGCTTTGCACCTTGTTGAGCAGATCCTTGTCACCAGTCCCGCTCACGACGATGCTGATGTTGTGGTTCATCGTCACTGGCGCCGATCCACCACCACCCATAATGCCCGACATGTTCGGCGCCGTCATTGGTGTGATAACCCCAGCATGGCCAGGACCGAGGATTTCAGGGCCATTCTCGCCGACTAAGGTGTATCCAGCGGGGTTAAGCGGGCCCCCACCAGCTAGGGCAACCATACTGCTCAATGCAGATGCGACTGTAGATGAGGCGGCCATTGCTGCTGAAGCTGCTGCCGGCGCAGATGCTGCTGTAGAGGTGACTGCTGAGTTTATGAAAGATGATGCCGCCGTAGTGGCTATGCTTGCCCCTAGATTGCTGCCTGGATTTGTGGATGATCCAGCGCCCATAGCCGACATCGCGCTATTGACTAGAGGATCGACCACATAAAGCTTGATGAGCAAATCGCCAATCGTATCAAGCAGGCTCGCCGCTGCCGTCTTCATGTCCTTGAATGACTTCGTGCCGGCCATTCCAACCTTTTCTAAGCCGCTCTTGAGCGCGTCAGTCAGTTGCATCTCCTTAGTCTGGCCTTGCAGGGCAAGATTAAGCTGCGCCGACTGTTCAAGAAGTTGCTGGCGAGAGGCGAGCGCCTGGGCGTAGCCAGCCTGATCGACCGTCCACCCCTCCTTCTTCAGTTGCGTCGTGGCCTCGATATCGGCCATTTCCTTGGCGCGAGATTCCACATCAGTATTTTTGAGAGCAAGTTCCTGCTGCTCAAGCGATATTTGCTGGCGCAGGTTGTCATTCGCCGCATTGTCAGAAATGCCGCGGTTAAGCGTGTCGCGCTGTTGAAGGGCGCCCTGATATTGATTTACCGCCCCATTAGCTTGAGCTGGGCGCGACGGATCATTGCCGGCCGCATCCAATATGCCCTGATTAGCCGCCAGGGCCTCGCTGTGACGCCTCGCGGCCTGCATGGCGGCAGGATCGCCCCCAGCGGCGAGTTGGGCCTGTAGTGCCGTGTTTGAGGTGGTCAGGCCGGAAAAGCCACGCGCCGATGAGACCTGTGCTTCGGCGAAGGCCTGCTTTGTGAGTGCAGCCGTCAACTTATCCACATCGACGGCTTGATTTTTCAGGTTGGCTTCAAGGGCCGTATTCTGAATTTCAGCCGCCTTGGCCGTAGATGTGCTCTTGCCATAGGCATCTGCCAAACGGCTATTGGCCGCTGTGCTCTCATTGATGTTTTCCAGTTGATCACTGGCTTTGCTTTGCTCACCAAGGCCTGCCTCAGCAATCTTCGTATCTCGAATGGTCGCAGCATGCGGGGCGGCCTTCGGGTTCAGCATGTCCTTTTGATACTGAAGTTGCGCGTCGAGTTGCGCCTTCAGCATGGCGCGTTGGCCCTCAGGCGCGGCCGCGATCTGCCTCGCAATGGTCAGTTGCTCTTCGGCCGTCTGCGCATCGACCTGAAAGGAGTTTGGCCCCTTGACAGCCCTTGCCTTGGGAATGCCTGATCCTGGCTTGTAATTTGGGTTTTGGGCATTAGCCAAGCCGGTCTGCACTTCAGAAAGGTTTTCCTGATCGGCCTTTAGCAGACCTGGGCTTTTTCCCTTGTCTTTACCAAGTTTATTTTTCGCAGCAATGACGGCCTGCGTATATTGCGATATAGCATCGGCGCGCTTCTCGCTCTTTGTCCCCTCAACGTCCCATTTAGAGCCCAAGTCTTTGGCGCGATTAATGAGCGTGTCTTCATTAGCCGCCGCTTGCGCCTTTTCACCTGCGTCACGTTGCTTATCGTACTGATCCTGAGCGACAGACTCTTGCTGCCATGCATATTGCGCGCGGTTATTGCCGACCCTATCATTCTGCGCCAAGCCGTTTTTGCGCTGCTGTTCCCAATAGGCCATAGCCTCTTGAGGGGTATTTCCAGCACCAACAGCCTTCCCGGATATGTCGGCAATGTCTTGGTTGACAAGCTTTCCAAGGCGAGACCAACCATCTGAAATGCCAGATGTGACCCAATTCAAGGCCTTCTGAAATCCGCCAAGCGCATCTGCTGCTTCTTTTGAGCGATCTGTCAGGGCTTCGATGATGATCCGCTGAGCATCATATGTGTCACCAGTTGCGCTGAGGTCATCGATCTCGCGCGTTTGGCCGGCGCTCAGAAGCTTGAACTGCTCATTCAATTCCTTGGCACCCTTCGCCGGGTCAGCTAGTTCCTTTTCGAAATCGTCAAGGACTTTGGTTGCATCCTTGCCAGACGCACCCTGCGCCTCAGCGAGATATGTCCCCGCAGTCGCCGCCTGGGGAAGAAGTTGTGATGGGATATTTCCGCGCGCATTAAGCGTCATGATCGCATTTTGGCCCGCGATTGACGAAATCCCGGTTTGTTGCCCGACCAAGCCCCCCTGATAGGCAAGCTGGCTTTGCGTGATCCCAGACCCGCCGCCGTTCATGATAATGTTGCGCTGGATTTTGCTCAATTGGGCATCAGCTTGGACAGCAGCCACACCCATCGCTATGAGGGCGCCAGTCGCGGCTACAACGCCAATCGTGATCGGGTTGAAGACAGCGCCCATCGCTCCGAAGTTTTGCAGCTCGATCAGAGCTGATCCAACCCCACGCTTGAAATCACCTCTGATAAATTCATGGACCAGAACGAGGCCTTCACGGGTTTTGCGGGAAGCCCCATTCACATGCTCGAAACCCGCTGCGAACTCAGCCAGAGCCGCAGATCCGGCTTGCTGCGTCATGCGCCCTTCAGAGACAAGGCGGTTTATTTCACCTTGGGCTTGCGCGAATTTCTGCTGTTTGGAAAAGACGGGATCGAATTTGGCTTGGAGCTTGTCGAGATCATCACTAACGCCGCCAAAGCCGCTGGAGCCTCGCGCCTTAGCTGCGGAGGCAGCAATGTCATCAGCGCCCTTCTGGAAGGCTGCACTGATCTTGGCTGCTGCTGCTGCCCCACTGTTGCCGATATCATCAAAGACGGCCTTAGCCTGCGGGCCAGCTTGAGTCTTGAGCGGGGTGACATCGCCGCCGATCTGAAAGTCTACTTGATCGATTGGTTCGTTTGCCACGCGCCCGCTTCCTTATTCGTCAGGATATTTGGCCCGCAAATAGGCCTCTACATCCTTCCATTCCTCCACTTCGGCGTCCGTCCAACCATCGTCATGCTTACGCCACTTGCCCGCGCCATTGACCTTGCACCATCCGATATATGCGCAGGAAAATTCATACGGCGTGGCTTTCCAGAACGTATCGGGCGACCAGTTGAGAGCCCCTAATGCTGTTTCAAGCCAAGGCTCAAAATCTAGGCATTCAACGGTTCGCTCTGGTCTTGGTTCGAAGGGTCCACGACGCCCGGAGCCACCTCATCCTTAGGCGCGTCAACAGAGTGATCCTTGTGGCCGTTCAGGCAGTTGGCCAGCATGTTTCCGAACGGCTGAAGATAATCGCCATAGCCATCATCCATCAGGATTTCGCCGAGCTCGTTGAACGTCTTCGGCGCGTCCTTCGTGCCACCGATCGCACCCCAGATGATGGATGCCATTTCAACCATCGTGACCTCTTGCGCCTGCCCCGCCATGGCCAATTGCGAACCGGTATTGAGGCACTTCAACCCAAGCAGGCGGGCAGGAGTCCCCATCGCAGTTTCCAAGCGGTTGATGTAGGCGAAATCAGGCCGCACAGTGTAGGACTTTCCGCCCAGCACGAAGGTGATTTCTTGTCTGGCATTTTTGGTCATCAGGAATCCTTATTAGGCGGCTGTGATCAGGCCGACACTGCCGAAGCTGAGGGTGTAGGTTTGTGCGTCGTTGTGGGTGCCATCGAGTTGCATGGTGCGAACTACCCACTTGCCGGTGAATGTTCCCAGCGCCGTGACGATTTGCGCAGTGATATTCACGGCGGACGTGGGAGAGGTCAGAATGGCATCCCGCAACGCTTCTAACTGCGTATTGGTGGAATCGATCACACCCGAACCAGTGATGTCAACGCTGGTAATCCCGGCGCCGGCAAGCATTTCCTGCCAACCTCCCGATGATTTCGAGGTGATATCCACGGGATTGCCATTCAATGCGACCTGCGTCGCACGAAGTCCAGCAACCGTGACAAAGTTGGAAGGAGAGGTAGCCGAGGCGATCTTCAGAAGAAGCGCGCGGCCCGCAACGGCGGCAATCGAAGGGACGGTCATGGCATAAACCTCTGTTAAAAGACGGCCCGCGTCATCACGACGCTGGCTAAATACGAGGCGAACATATCGCGTTTCGCATGGCCACGCTAGGTCAGGCTCATTGCCTCTTCAAGCGATATTCTGGGCCATATTTTCAACTGGCTTTTTGGAGAGGCGTTAAGTACCTCAATCCCCATATTTTTAAAGGGTTGATAGAGGCCAGCGAAGAACGGAACCATGCACTCAACATAGACATATGAGCGCTCTGGATATTCGTGGCCGTCATAGTAGTGGGTGCGCCCCTCAGGGCTTAGGCACATATCGACGCCTAGCAGCACGATTCGCTTTACCCCGATGTGGGCACAAAGGTGCATAGCGGCATAGGTGGATGTGTTGCCGTGGCGCAGGGCTGTGGGATCAGGATCAAAGCCTTCCCGAGCACTCAGGCGATAGACGTGCAGCCAGTCCGGTGTGCCAGGCTCTTGGTTGATATGGCCAGAGGCTTTCCAGGGCGCAGCGTGGGCCTCGATCTCCTCGCGGTTTTCCCGGAAGAAATGCGCATCTGTGAAATATAGGATATCGGCCTGTGGGCAAAAGCGCAGGCTGAAGTTCAGAGCGATATGCTTTTTTCCTATGAGGCGATCGAAATCCAGCGCCATCAGTGATGCACCCCCCGCCACGATGAACATGGTCTCACCTTCAAAAATCCTCGGGATCATGGCGTACTCACGCGAACGGATCTGAGCCTTCGCCAGTGTGCGGCTTGCGCGACTTTGGCATTTCAGGGAAGTCTTCGCCGACCTCAAGCACCATCAGCCGCACGCGCTTGCCAGTGACAGCTCGGAGTGCCGTGACAATTGCCGTTATGGCGTCTTCATCGACTTCACGAAGATCGATGCCACCAAGCATTATGGTTCGTCGCCCTGTTTCGGGATTAAGAGTCGAGGTTGCATCGTCAACCCGCAAATCAATGGCGATCATGGCACTTCTCCGGTTAAGCTATAGCTCTGCCCTTGGCAGATCTGAAATTGTAACAGACATGCGGTCTGCGCTTTTCGTCAACCCCGAGCGAGAGGGGAGCCGAGTTCTTGGCATAGAGGAAAACCACGGCTGCGCTAGGTGGGCTCGTGTACGTGTTCACAGCCGTTTCGCCGCCATGGAGCAGCCCGAATATGGCTCGCGCCTGCGCCGCAGCGGCTTGATAGTCGTTCGCCTTCCCGCGCACCCGGATCTGAATATCTGGATAATCGAGACGAAACGTTTCTTCGGGTGGCCGTCCAGGGGCATCAAATATCCCAATCATCCGATCCGGAGAATCGTCCATGAAGGCATACGACACAAACCAGTCGGCTGTTCGGTCTGTATCTTGGCCAAGGCTGGCGGCAATTATCGCCTGCCCTATCGCTTCAATGAACGGTGTTTCTGACATGGCGCTGAGTCCTATTTAGGCCGCATACCCTTGCTTGCCAGATAATTCATATATGTGCCACCGCTCAATGCCTTGTAGTCGGAAGCCTCTTTGGCAATAGTCTGACGCTCAACGAGCGCTCCTTGCATTTGCGAAATACCAGTCTGAAGGTCCAGGCCTAACTGCTCAGACCCAATATCAATTCCCGGATTTGTATACTGGAATTGGAATATTACCCTGCGCACAACGCCACTTTTCAGCCTATCAGGCATGCCAGGAAGCGCCTCATTGAACGGCTGTTCTAAATATTTGGCCTGCCCGACAGGGTGGTGAGCCATCATATTTTCATGAACATAGAGCGCATATGGTGCAGATGGGCCGCCGTAACCGATGTGCACAGTAACCTTGTTCCCCTGAATGTCTGGAATCGTGACATAAGCAGTTCCTCTCAGCGTTCCTGTAGCTACAGGCACAAGGGGTTGAGACGCTGCTATGATGTTTGTTCCCTCGCGGTACACCTCAGCTGCCAATGCACGCAAAACCCTGTCACCCAGCATCTGGACGCTTGCTTCTATCGAGCGACCTGAGCGCGTCTTGTAGGGTTGCCCAACCATCAGCTAAAATAAAACTTGGAATATAAATGTCCGCCGTCTTCGTCAGGCTCAGAATTGCTGGACAGGATTAGCGGCTTTGACCCGTCATCCAGCGTGATCCTCGCGTTCGTAGGAATATCGCCTGGGGAAGCGACAATGGCTGATCCGCGCGCAACCACCTCTTCGCCATCCTTGTTCAAGACGCGGCGACTAGAATTGTTCACGCGCGCAGGATAGGTAGCCGACGCCGCATATGTGGCCACGCCATAGGGGTCCAAGCCAGTCAGCAGTTCGACCGTGACAGTATTGTTCATCAGGTCAAGCCATGGTGAAATATCTGGCATGATCAGCCCCAATCGCCAGCAATGAACGGAAGGCCAGGCTCCGCTGCGCCAGTATCATTGGCGCGATGATCAAACTGCTTTTCACGGAAGGGCGGCTTGACCCGATCACAATTACTCGCGACCTGTTCAACATCAGAATGGCTGATGCCTCCTGCGTAGGGCATCGCAGTCACCCCCAGCAGCGCCTTGGCATCCATATCGTTGGCTAGGGCGATCCAGGCTTTGACGGCATCCCCAGCATTGATGGAGAGGTCACCTATGCGACGGTTGACATTGCTGGCCAGAGACGCAGCGATCGAGCGCGCGATATAGGCCGCGGCAACGAATGGGTTCGGATCGAGCCCCAGGACAAAGTTAATCTCTTCATTCGCCTTGTACCACTTCGTCGGACCAACATCCGAGAGCCAGAAGCGCACAGCATCCATGGGTGAGGTCGATGGATCGCCTGAATAGGTATAGGTTGGCATGTGAGAGACTCCGTTTCCGGCAATGTGCCACAGATCGCGCATATAAAAAAGCCGCCGAGTTTCCCCAGCGGCTTTCTTGATTACAGGTCTTGGCGACAGGGGTTAGGCGTCTTCGCCTTCTGCGCCGTCGTCCAGATCATCGCCGGCATCGTCGTCGGCCGTTTCAGGCGTATCAGCTTCGACAGCGGCGTCATCGACAGTTTCGGTTTCGGGGGCATTCTCTTCGGTGGCCATGGGGCTTCTCCGTTAAAGTGGGTTAGGTGCACATCGGCATGGGCAACCTATCAATCGCCGCACTGAAAGCAAGCGCTAATTTCCCGTGAGCTTTTTGAGCTGTGAGGCGAACAGACCGACAAAGAACATGATCGTCGCAGCGCTACCTGTCACCCACCCACGCCATAGCTTGAGCGAGCCGATGTCCGTATCATGCTTGTCAACGCGCTTTTCAGCGGTGTCCATCCTTTGTTCTAGAAGGGCGAGCTTTGTTTCTGGGCTTTCGTCGCTCATCAAAATCACCCACCCAAATGAACAGGATCACCACCATGATCAGAGCCGTGCCGGATACTATGATGTCCGACCATGGCACTGATTGATCCCCCAGATATTATTGCCGCAAGCGACAAGAATAATAGATTCTGGGTCCAGAAGTAAGGGCCGTAATTAGCGCCCCGGTAGAACAGCAGCCAGCCGAAATGGCACGAAAGCATTGATATGTATATGAGCGAGACCAGGGACCTCGCCTTCGGCGTGTGGTTACCGCGCAGGGCCAGGAATGCCAGTGCACCAAGTACCGCGTCCATCCTCGCGTTCCATGCCAGCAAGTGAGGCGGCGACATCGTGTCGAACAGAAAGTTGCTGATGCCCCATGAAAAGACCATCAGGAGTGCGACCTTCTGCAATGGCGCCTGTTTCGAGAGCACAGACAAAATGCCCGTGATCGCGACAACAAAGCCGTAGAAGATTGTCGCGCCAAGATTGGATTCAACGAAGAGCATCGGTGACTCCATTTTAACCCCCCGGAGGCGAAGTTGGGGTGGGGGGATTATTCTGCTTTCCGGTCCCACCACTAGCAGGCGTGATTGGGGAAAGAACAATCACGGATGCCGCACTCGCGCTGATCTGAAGAGCCTCAGAAGGCGCTGCTGCAGCCGGGATGAAATGCCCATCCTTGCGACGATAGACACGGTTCAGATAGCCGTGGAAGTCCGCTCTGGCATCAGCCAGGGCCATCTTGACCTCTTCCGGCTGAGCGTCAATGGCGTTCTCCAAGGCCCACAGCAGTTCAGAGCCGCGTTGAATCTCTGGATCGGTTAGGGTGATAGGCATCTTGGGCCATCCTTTGTCTGAGGGCTATGTGGGAAAGTGACGCGATTCCGTAAAAAAGTAGTACGTTCTATCGCATCCGGCAGCATGTAAGCGTCCCATAGGCCGACACCGAGCCGGCGCTAAAGGTTTCCTGGCCAACCAGATATTCCGTCGTGGTTGACGCAAGAGAGATGCGTTGCGCCGGGCTTGGAGCCGTCATGCTGCCACTGAGCAACGTGGTGACTATGGGAAACTCTATGAAACTGTCTTGGGCGCCGAAGGTAGCCGATGTTGCGGACAATCCGGCCTTGAAGTCCGAGGCCGTGGCCCCGGTGAGCGTGTAGTCCGCCACGGCCCAGCAATTCCAGTCCCCAGCGGTTAAACTGACATTAGTGATGTTCGCAGGCGTAGCCGTCGTCAGGGAGACTGCCGAGCCCGACGCCAAGGTGGACGAGATTACTTCGCCGACATAGCCAACTGGTGCGCTGTCGTTAGTTGCCGTTCCGATCTTTGTCCACGGCGGCGATATATATGTGGACTGCTGAGCCCATGCAGACCCCGCGAAAAGCGAGCCTGCGATAAGGCCGATTATTACAAGCCTGCGCATGATTTACCTTAGTAGTTGACTGTGGGAAGAATTTGGGTTCGGAAGTCGTCAGCCATGCGGCCTGCCATTGGCGTCGTCGCGTAATCGACTGGGTGGATAAAGTCGTTCACGTTAATCCACAGGCTGTAGTTGTTAGCCGCGCTCGAAACATTCGCCGGACGATTATAGTTGCTGATAATGTAGGGATAGGCGGCATTCGCCAACGTAATGAAGTACGTGCGGTTGGCCGGATCGACAAAGGCTGCTACGCCTTGGCCCACCGCGGTATCGACGGCAGTTGCCGCCGCGACGAGACCCGAGCTCGATCCCACCGGGAACGTGCCGTAGACCAAGATCAGGGCCTTAGGATTAATCGACCGCGCGTATTGCAAGGTGGTGACCACCGCCGCCGAAACGGTCGCATTGGAATTGCCATCGTCGTTCGTGCTTCCAACGAAGACGATGATATCGGCATCTGCGACCCGGGGTGTGTTCGTCGCATCCTGCAATCGCTGGATATAGGAATAATTCGCGCCGCTGTTGGTGGCGATCCAGCCCGTGCCGCCAATGGACATATTCCAGCAATCCGCCCAGCCATTGCGCTTGCATAATTGCTGGGCAATGCCCATGCCCGGCCGGTATGGCGAGAAGGTACTGCCGGCAAAGAAGCTGTCCGATATGACAACGGCTTTGACGGAGTCATTGCCTTGTGGCGCCCAGATTGTATCCTTTGGGCCGATTTGCACATTATCGATATTGAAGCCGGACGCGGTACGTGGCGATCCTTCCACCTCATAGAGCCTGGCCTTTCTGCCGCCAACGGCCGTCCAGTCGATCAGGGTGTAGGTATTTCCGCTCCCGTTAGTGTAACCTCCCGGGTCAAGCACGCGACCATCGACATTGATGCGAATGACAGGGTCATTGGACCCAGTTAGGATGCATACCTTTGGCCCGTCGCTCCAAAACGCGACCTTACCGCCCGCGCCGACCAAGTTTCCCGAGGACGTATTGAACACGGCCTGACGGAAAACCGAGGTCTGGGCGGGATTCTGGTAGCCTCCATAGACCTTGAAGACGCCGGGCGTAGACGTTGCCCACGGCCCCCAAGTCGATGTGAGCGACGTGCATGGATTTGTCGTTGACCGGGTAACGGTCGGCGCGAGCGCATCATTGGCGGTGATGGAGGGCGCGCCAAGATCCAGCCATTGCACGGCACCATCACTGACAACATTCGGAATGTCGAAAGCTGCCGGCGCGGTAGCACCCGTCGTTCCGCCCGACGCCGCGACCCACCAGTGGCCGCTGGACGATTCTTCTTGGCCGGTCAGGACCGCCTGCCCGGTCGCCCATGCCGGCGGAAGCAGCCACGGCGGGTTGATGATGGTATTCGAGAGCGACGCCTCTTTCGCCAAGCGCTGAAGCTTGGCGCGGAAGCTCACTTCGCCGCCAACATTATTGATGGTTTGCGCCGTCACCGGTATCACCGGTCCAGCCTGGACCGCCCCCGCCATGATGAATAGGACGAAAAGCCCCGGAAGAAAACGTGCGATTTTCATTATTGCGCCCTACTTGTAAATAAGGTCGAAGCCGAACGCCGTTGTTGGCGCTGTGCTTCCGGTTGGCGTGGTCATGACGACGGCTACGGACATAGCGGTCGAGAAGTTCTCGCCCTTGATGTCCTTTTCTTCCCAATAGCCGCCTGCCGGTACGGGAATGGTCAACGTCGGGACAGTCGTACCAACCGTGACGCTCCCTGATGCCACGTTGTAAACCAGCACATAGCAATCCGTGGCATTGGTGTTTTTGGCCGTCCGTATGCCGAAATAGGCCCCCGCGCCGCCTTTTACGGCGATGGCCGTATTGGACACAAGGGCTGTACCGCCACCGCCTGTGTAAAGGCCTTGCGCGCTGAATACGCTCGAAGGAGCGGCGGCGGTGTTAGTTGCGATAGTCGACAAGGACGTGTTAGCTGTTGCTTGGTTGGCCGCCGTTGCACCGACCCCCGTATTGGTAGCGATAGACGCAAGACTCGTATTCGCAGTGGCTTGGTTGGCGGCGGTAGCAACCCCCGTCGTATTCGTAGCTATGATCGACAGACTGCCGTTCGCCGTCGCCTGGTTAGCCGACGTCGCCGAGCCTGTCGTATTGCTCGCGATCGTCGCGAGGTTGCCGCCCGTCTCAAGAGAATAGTTCGACGGCCCTCCAGTCCCAATGTTTAACGTGCCGCTAACTGGAAGTGGAGAAGTCGAACTGACTGCCGTACATGTCGTTCCGCTCACTCGATAGCAGAGTGTGACATAATACGGGCTCGTAATGCTCTGCGCATACGCCTGAGGCGCAGCACACATGATGAGGAGCAGCATGGGTGCCAGGATTGCTGCACATAGCCTATTGATCATGACTATCTCCATAAAATGAAAAAAGCGGCCCCGGCATTTAGCCAGAGCCGCGGTAAGGGCAGATGGTTTGGTACGCAGAGAAGAAATCAAGTTTGGATTCCGACTTTCACCCAATTCGGGGAGGCCTTCGTGCCGCCGCTCGCATTGATGTAAAGGTAGCCGTTCACAACGTCGATGTAGAGCGAGCCGATACCAGCCCAGCCGGCGCCATCGCCTGCCGTCCCGTTCGTCGGAGCGCCACCGGCTGTGATGAACCACGTGCCGTTTTCCGGATCGATCAGCGCGTTCTTGAACCCGATCGCCGCCTTGGACGTATAGTTGACCGTGGGCTCTTTGATTTTGAACGTCATGGCTTAGGCTCCCTTCGGCTTCTTGCCCGAGACGCCGAGCAGGGCGCTTGGATCATTGGTTGCCAGCATTTCACGGCGCGTGATAGCCGCCTCGATCGCCTGCCCGAGGGACGCCTTCAATGAGGCGATTTCGTGCGTCATGGCGTCGATCTTGGTGTTCTGGCCTTCGATGACGGCCTCTGCTTGCGCAAGCCTGTCTTCGAACTCTTCCAGCTCAGCAGCAACGCCCTTCTGATGGCGATGAGCACCTTCCGGTTGGAGCGTGATGAGGTTCTGGTTTTTCAGCGCGCCAAGCGTGACGTGCGTGGTGGTGGCGAGTTCCTCAGGCGAGAGGATATCGCCGGGCTGACGACGCTTGCCATTGAAGGTCATGTGCGCCTGCACGACGGCTTCCAACGTGCCGAAGACGGGCGGCTGCGTCATGGAGCCAGGAACGGCATCAGTCATGGCGAGAGCCATAAGAGACGCCGCTTCAGAGGCTTGCATATCGTCTTCGCTCATGAGATAAAGTCCTTATAAAAACAATGACCTAAGATACGGCCGTTGCGTAATAATATCCCAAAGCCGACCCGGTGATTTCCATGTCGTGCGCGAACTGACCGCGAACCACGTCATCCTTCGTGGTCACGTCATAGTACTGCTCGATGGCGACGCCGCTTTCGTTAAATGCGGTGAGACCGGTCCAGGCGAACAGGGCGCCGGCACATGGCGACATGAGCGACGGGTCACCATCGTTGTACAGCAGCAGGGCTGAGGTCATGTTGATGCCGGTATAGGATCCAGCCAAGCCTTCGAGCGCCGTGTTGTAGATCGCGTACATGACCAGATATTCATCGACTTCGAGGTACTTGGCGATGATTTCGGCGGTGACGGATTCGCTCGACGTGTACTTGATCATGTCCTTGATCGCCGGGTGGCGCTTCAGGGCTTGGTGGATCGGGTACGAGACGATGAATTTGTTGGGCACGAAGCTGGTGTTTTCCCACACGGCCTTCTTGCCGGTGTCGATGTCCTTTTGCGGATCCGACGAATAGTCATCCCACTTTGTGAAGTCCGTGCCGCCCGTGACAGTCGTGCCCCAAACGGAGCCCACCATGAAGGTGGAGACGAACTGGCGTTCACGGCGGATCAGGCAGCGCTGGGTGACCAGTTTGGTGCAGGCCACATCGAGCGCGAGGCCCTGATCGGCATTGACCTGAACCATGTCGCTGAGCGGGCATTCCGTCCACCACGCATCAGCGTCATACGATTGAGTCGACAGGCGGAAGCCAGAACGAGGAGCGCGTTCACCGGGAGCGCGCTTCTTGACGGAGTCGTCGCGGTTCCAGTCGTCCTTGTTGAAGACGAAATACTTGTCCGACTTCTTGTCCACCGGCTTCACGGCCAGGGCCTTCCCGGCCACGAAGTTCGTCGCCAGTTGGATATAGGCAATAGAGAAGTCGGTAAGCGCCTCGTCTACGTGGACGTCACCTGATGTGGGCTGACCCATGGTATTTTTCCCCTAAAGGATGTGACGTCTCGCGACGTTGCTTAAAAAGATGGGGGTGAAAGAACGCCTCACTCCCGCATTTGAATTGCCCCCGTCTCACGACACTGGCGAACCCAAAACTTAGATGATCTGCGCCGGGAAGAGCATGATCGTGGCGAGCGCGCCGACTGTGGCACCTTCGAGCACCATCCCGTTGTAGTATTTGCCGGTATCGGCGCCGGTTGCAGTCATGGTGCGCTTGATGGCGCGGCCGACTGCATCGGGCCCGACGATATTGCCGGAAATCAGCGTAGCGGACGCCATGACCTTCGAAATGCCTAGGCACTTCACGGCGGCGGCGCCACCTGACTTCGCCTTATTCTGCAGGACGCCAGACGGCGCTTGCGTGTTGGCCGTGATCGGGATGTGCGTGTCATCAGTGCCGTTGAATTGCACCATCAGATATTGGCCCGTGCCGTCAAGGCCGGTGAGCGTGATCGTAATGCCGCTCATGTCGGAGCCAGCCAGTTGGCCCGGCATCGCGGGCATTGAGTCTTCCCAAGCCATTTGGCTACTCCTGAGTTAGGCCGTTAGTTGGCCGATTGACGTTCCGACTTCTCGCGCTCGGCAAGCTCGGGGTTCTGTTGGCGCGCCTTGGTCATGGCGACCGCACGGCCGGCATCACCCTTCAGCGTCGAGTCCTTCTTCTGGATTTCGGCGCCGATGGCCTTGAGTTCGTCGGCTGCCGTCGTGCCGGTCGAGGCGCGTTCGGAACCGTATTCCTTGAAGATGCCACCCTTGGCCACGGCATTGCCGGCGCGGGTCAGCAGGTCTTGAACCTTTTCGGCGAGCGAACGCCCGGCCTTCATTTGCAGGTCGTACAGCAGTTCGGCGGTTTCGCGCGACTTGCCCAGGTACGCCAGCTTGGCCCCAACGCTCTTTTCGATGGCGTCGATGTCCGACTTGCGGATCAGTTCGGCGACTTCCGGGTTGGACTTGGCCAGGGCGTGCAGACGGGCCTTCTTCTGGCCTTCGGGCGTTTCGTCTTCATCGTCGTCCATTTCCTTGGCCTTGGGAGCCTTCTTGGCCTTGCGAAGGACGGCCTTCTTGGCCTTATCGGCCTCGGAGTCGCCGTCTTCTTCTTCCTCGTCCTCATCGTCCATGTCGTCGGCTTCATCATTCGGCATGGGCTTCGCCTTCATGACCTTGACCTTTTCGGCCGGCGTCAGAGTGGCGAACTTCAGGAGGGCTTCATCACCCAGCATCGCCTTGGCGTAGCGCTTTTGCTTGGCGGTCAGTTTGCCCAGGGCGGCCGACTTTTGGATTTCGGCAAACTTGGCCAGCACTTCAGCTTCGGAAGCATCCGCGCCCAAACCGAGGGACTTTTTGACGGCGAAGGACATTTTCACGATCTCCTGAGAGCTAGGGATGGCCTTCGTGATTGCCGCGGCCACAAGCTGTTGAACGTAGTTTGTGAACTCATCACAGGATTGTTGCAAGAGGGCAGATTTATCCGCGCCACTCGTGTCCTGAATGATAGATTCAATGGATGCTTGCAGAGCCCCATTTGCGCGCCACATCGGATCAGAAAGACCGTAGCAAGCAAGTGACTGATCAAATCCAACCGCGCCACCGTCCAGATCGAGCTTCTGAACGTCCTTCTTGCTGAAAAGCCCCTTAACTAGGCTCAAAATGTCATCGATCTTTGATTCGCCATCCCACGTGTCTGGCAACATGTCTTCAGCGCCAAGGGCTTTGGCACGAGTGCGGATGTGGGCTTTGGTCTTGGCTTTGTCTTTGGCGCGGCCGAACGCTTGAATTGCGTCGTGCAGATCCTCTTTATCAGCGATGGGATAGGCGCCCCCCTCCATCGCTTGGCCGTTGGCTTCCATCTCTTTCCGCTGATCGGCAGTGTAATCGCGCTTTTGCTCAGCTCGCTTCGTCAGCTTGATCTTGGCATGCTGGTTTGCGGGATAGTCAACGAAGGAGACCTCGTGAACCGACAGGTTCTTCAGCTTGTGCGATTCAGCCATGGTCTCGACTCCTGTTCCGCGTCATCCCGACGTTGATGCAATCGGGATATCACGGAATCATGAAGGCGACTAGACGGCCTCTCTGGTCGCCCACCCACCAAAACTGAAGGCTTTCCTCTCGCCTGACTGCACCTTGGCCCACATTTCAGGCGAGGCGCGAAAGCCAATCCAGGCGCCGTAGATGGATTCGCCGGCCTCATCCTTGGCGACAATGCCCAGCGCTTCCTTTTCCGGGGTGAACATCATGCACTCGACTAGTGAGCCATTTTGCTGGCCATAGTCGCCGTGCATTTCGCCTGCGTTGCGGTGTTCCTCAGTGAAATTGTAGAACGCCTTTTCGAGGTCTTCGATATCGATCTGCGAACCCTGGCAATCCTCAACCGTCTCGTCACCGATCTTGGCGACCGATGCCCAGCCGAAGCACAGGCGTTGAGCCTCATCCGTCTTGGTGATCGGCACGATGATTTGCACAGCATCGCGGCCGGCCGATTTCATTTCGTTCGACTGCTCGGTGATGTCCTTGTGGTGGGCCGTGATCTTGTCGGCGCCATTCAGCCATTCAGCTGCAACGCGATGGTGACCGTCTGCAATCAGGTTGTGGCCACCATTAGTCACGACGACAGGCATTTTGCTGTGTGCAGTGCCAGCCGCTGCCATTGATTGAACCTTGTCGGTATCAACGCGGTTTTGCGTGCCGGTCAGATCAGACATGGCAAAGATCTTGGTTGGCAGTTTGTGCCCATCCGTGATCGCGCCATAGAACCGCGGCTTTTGATCCTCGCGCAGATTAGCCAGGGCGTTGGGATCATGGGGCAACGGGAAATGCGAGCGCTGCTCATCCAGCGGGCGAAGTGCGCGAGGCTGAACTGTTGAGGATGCCTCAATAGTTCCTGGCTTTTGGCTGGCCGGGTCAAGGTTGTCGTTCTGATCGTCGGCCTGCTCAGCCTTGGCGAATTGCCACAGCGTGCTTTCGCCCTTCTGCGTCGTACCTTCCAGATTGGCCGGATCGAGGTCATACCAGCAATCACCGTCATCAAAGGCGACCTTGACGCGATAGCCTTCCGCCGCAACCACCTTCGAAGTCCAGGGCGCGTTCGTGATCATCGCGTCTGACTTGACCTCAACCAGATCGCCCTTCTTCGGTGAACCCTCAGGCGTCGTCTTGCCTTTCGAGGGTTTCTTGGCAGGCTTGCCCTGATCAGTCGATGCCACATGAACATCATCAACGCCGGGCTCATCCTTGCGGAGCGCTTGCAGAAACGACCTGATACCCATAGCCTGATCTCCTTGTTCGATTCCTCGCAAAGTACGGCAAACAGTGGGCAGCATCAACATTGGTGATTTGAGCCGCGAGGATCAGGTGTTTCTGATCATCATGGATCATATCGCCTCCCAAGCCTCAGCTGCGAAATTCGCCTTCACTGACGAGAGGGCTGTGGCCTTTCAGGTTATGGAAGATACGGCAGCCAGGATGTGCGCAGCCATTTTGACGCAGAAGCGCGATTTAAGCTGATAAGTCGCATTTACGAAGGAATTGAAACCACCATTCGGCCCGATAGCAACTATCGGCGGTGAGAGGATTTTCCGCTACCTCCTACCTCCGTCATCTTTCAGACGGTGCTCTAGGCTATGAGCTACACCCCGTTACTGCTGCTATCCGCTATGGTGGTTTCGAGGTGTTTATGGCTTAGCCAGTTTCTTCTGTCCATATCAATTCCCAAGGCAACTTGACTGGTGTACGGGCACAATTTGCCCAAACGGACAAATCGCAACCCGATGACTTTTCGATTCCCTGAGGTTTCGACCGGAGCCAAGAGCACATCCATGCGGTCCGCCATTTTCAGGCAGGTAGGTTTCGCGATCACCTTTTGTGGACCAATTCAACGTAACGGCATTTCCAGATCAGCCGCATGAATGACCGATTGGATTTTGCGGGTTTTTCACCGCTCACTTTTGTAGGCATTGCGCGTCGCGGCTTGATCTGCACGCGCAACGAAGCTGCGTGCTCTCCGGCCCACTAAAAAAGTGGGAGATAGGGCGCTATGCCGCTATTGCAATTTCGGGGGGGAGACGCGATACTGTGATCGCATTTGCAAATGCCCCCGCTGGTCGTAACAGCGGAAATCAGGCCCCTTGGAGTTACAAGCTCCTTGGGGCCTCGTCCTTTTCATAAGCCTAAACAGTGCGAGTCTGCAAGCGGCTTGCCTATCGGGCTGATCCGTGGCAGTCTCAACCCGTCTCGCGACAAGAAGCGACTGCCTGCCGATGTCCATCCCGGCGCGCTGATCCTTCCTCGAAAGGCAAAATCCTCCAAACATCACAGGAGAATCACGCATGTCCGTGATCGCAAAAATGTCGCTTCTCGAGTCGGTCAAGTTCGGCGACCGCTATTCGTGCTCGTTCTCTGTCGTTTGCGAAAGTGCGCTGATGGCACAATGCGGAGGCGCCGCTGAGGACGAGGATATTCTTTTCACCAACGCATCGCCGGGACAGTTAAACTTTCCGAGCCATCGGAAAAGCCATGCTGCCCACTGACAAACCCGTCGATCCGCTATTAATGAAAGCCCTTGCGTAGAAATGCGCAGGGGCTTTTTTCTTAGAACGGCATCGCAACGAGGATGCAGCGATCTTGAGGATGGACCGAAGGGTACATCAGAGGCCCGACTGGCGTTATGAACGGCTCCCCCAGCTTGCGGCCATCGGGATTTAGCGCCGGCACAGCAGCACACAGGACGCATAGGCGATCATCAGGCGTCACGAGCCATCGACGCTTGAACGTCGCGCGATTGATCAAACCCTTGTCAGCAGCTTGATTCCAGGCCGCGTCTTGGCCAGCGTTCGAGGCCCGCATCGTTTCTGTACGGGCGATGTTCTCAGCCCGCAGCCTCAACTGCTTTTGCTCATACTTCGCCACCATGCGATCAACCTGAGCGGCAGGACGGTTTTCAGCAACACGTGCGGCACGGAAATTCGTGACAGCCTTGGCCTGGCGCTTGGTGAGCCCGACGATCTGCCGGATGGTCTTGGCCTGCTGATAGGGATGGCCGCCCTGCTGAAAGGCATCGAGCACGACTTGCTTTACTGCGGCGCGCGTCTCATCGCTGATCTCGCGAATCAAATCCATGTCGTAGTTTTTCAGGAAATCGACGGCATGGGGATTGGAGACATCGAAGCCGAATGAGATTTGCCCTGTCGTCGTTTGAACGCCTCGATCACCAGCAGCGCGGCCGGCTTCGATAAACACGTCTTCCAATGGCGGCTTGATCGCAGTACTGAGACGAGACGGGAAGTTGTCGCCCATGCCCAGGGCACTCATAGCCCGCGTGATATCGCCTGACTGTAGAGCGTCCCTGAGCGCCTGCATGTCGGCTTCGTTGCGCATCTGCTCGATGAGGTTCAGGAATGCAGCGCGCACCTTCCCTTTCACCTTGTCAGCGATGGCCAGCAGCCATTCATAGTCAGACGGCTTGATAGGCTCATCGCCAGCCTTGGTGATCTTCGGGAAGTTCGGCGCGCGTCCGAAATCAGGCCACTTGCGCGCTACGCAGCCATTTTCGCACCGGCTCATTCGTCATCCACCGTGGCTTGTTCCTGGCCATCACCCTGCGGAGTGCCATTGTCCGTGTCACCACCTTGCGTGTCGGCATTATCAGCATCTTGGGACGAACCGCCCTCGTTGAGTTCGTCGCTCGCCTCACCGTCCTGTTGGGGAAGGCCGAACTCATTGCGGAGGTGCGCTTCAAGATCAGGGTCAGGAGTGAATACGCCAACCTGGACAAGTTGCATGACGGCGGTGGAGAGGTCAACGATATCGGTGCGAGACACATCCCCGTGGGTGATGATGCAGCGGCCTTTCATGCTGTTGATGCTGAGTAGATCAGGCACGGCTTTGCGGTTTAGCTCTGCCGAGATCAGATCGAGATAGCCACCAATCGCCTTCGAGAACATGTCAGTCTTGTTCTTCGATTGACCGGTTGAGGCGCGGCCCCCTGTCGATCCCTGCCCCAGCGTGAGCCAGTCAGCCAAGAACGTCATCGCGATCCGCATGTCATATCGGTCGATGATCTTGGTAGTGTCGAAAGACCGTGTGCCGGCCGACTTCATCAGCTCGAACTTATAGAGCTGGTTTTTTTCCTTGTCGAACAGCAGCGGGAAGACGAAGCCCTCCTGAGCATTCCTACTCACGTCGCGCACGGCAGCCTTCCACGCTTCATACTGCTGCTTCTTTTGAGGTGGTGCGTTAGGGTCCATCACCTCCATGGGAATCCATGCCACCGGCACGCCGCAGAGGTCGCGCTCGATGCCAATGGCTTCGATTTCTTGGATACGCTTGACGTAATAGTACGATACGTAGCTGGACCGAAGACTAGAGCGACCTTCTGGATTGGATTTGTTGATCGTGGTCGTAAAGTGCATGCACTTATCAAGCGGCACGGTCAGAAGTGGCCCCCCAGTGGGTAACAATTGGACCAAGGCGACTGCATTGCCCGCGTCATTGAATACCCAGTGCAGCACCGTTTCAGGCGGACGTGGCGCCCATTTACGCCAGCCGATCAGGCCATCATCATAGCGGGAATTCAGATCAGGGTTTTCAGGGTTTTCACCACCGCGGACCTTGAAGCAAATTTCACGGACGTGATAGCCGTACTTGATGAAGCCCAGCACGTCGGCCAGGATGTGCGCCCACGGCTGCTCCATGTCGCTCATGCACTCAGTGACAAATTCACCGGCTGCTATGTCGTCTGCATTGGCCTTGTCTTCGGGCTCGACGCGGAAGGGAACGGAGCGCAGAAGCATTTCGGTGGCGAAGAGGATAGCGCCTATGACGGCATTATTTTCGCTCATCTCCCTATACATCCGCATACCAAGCGGGCCAGAAAGCTCTCTTAGAGCCTCCTCGCGGACGTAGCCCGAGAACTGCCGCAGGCCTGTGGCGCCATATTCACTAGGCGGTGTGTATCCCTTGGCCATTGCCCGACTCCTTGATTTCACGGTCAAGTTACGGGAAACGACCTCTCGCGGCAATGGGTGCGAAAAAGCCCGCAGGACGCACCCCACGGGCTTGATCTCGTTTACTCACCATTGCATGCCGAGGGGACGAAGGACAAAGCCCACACGCTTTGAGACAACCTGGTGAGCCCATTCCTTCGCACGATGGACGAAGGGTGAATTCTGGGCCGTCCTATGTGCTGACGGTATCACGGTTTCGGAAATTAAAAAGCCCCCAGACTGTGATGTCTGAGGGCTTGCGTATAGAGCGTCAGGCCAATTGGCTTAGATCGCAAGATATCGGATCTGGTGATCAGGCGCAACCCACAGCAGGCCGTCTTGTTTCAGCGTCAGCTTGCCGGCGCCGGGCAGTGTCGAGAACAGCACGCGATAGGTCGTATCGATGACGCGCAGCATGGCATAGCGGGTCAGGCCGAACAGCAGGTAGAACGCGAACGAAAAGGCGATGGTTTCGGCAGACGGCGCCAGGACGTATTGGAACATGAACGCGATAGGCCGTCGCATGATCTCGATGTTCGGTGCCATGGCGAATGTGCAGGCGATTGCTGCGAGGAATGCGCAGCCAAGGACGGCAATGATCAGGTAGCGTGGTCTTTCGGCCATTTGTGGATATCCTTCTGTTGGACTCTTGCAAGGACGGCCACGGTATCACATTGCGCCCAAATGAAAAGCCCCGCCATTTCTGACAGGGCTTAACCGGTGCGTGCTCACCAATGGAGTCTTCAGATCGCCTATTGTAACACGTGCCCCGCTATGTCGAGACGCTCCATGCGCTGTTTCGGAGGATCATTTGTCCTTGATTTCGGGGCAAAGGGATAAATCCCAAACCTCGCGCCTTCCCACGGTATTAAACTTCGACTCCGGTTTCCCGGCGATACACCTGTTATTTCAGGTCCAAGGCGCATAAACCGCCAAGCGATTACACTGGTTGCCCGAAGGCGAAGATCAAATGGGGCGCTGATTTGGCAGCCCCTACACCGTGGCTTTACTTCTATAGCGCACCATCGTTCACGGCATCCGCGCTTAGTCTTGTGCGACCCTGGTTGGAACAATACCAGGACGGCTTAGAAGGAATTCGCAGGATAGACGCCACCTTCGGAACGCCTAATCTCCCGTCTGAAACACACTCAGACCCTATCGCACAAACTCTATGCCCTTTCGAGCGAAACTTTGTGCGGGCACAGGTTTTGGACACTGCCCGCTATGGTCCCTCCGCCATCACAGGGCACGTTACCCTAGGCAAAACTGTGGAGGTCTTTTTACGGTAGGCCTACAGAACCGTTGCTGAGCTTACACCAGTGTCCCGGTATTACCCGGTAGGGCAGGATTGACATTTCAGACCGTCGCGGCGATCAAAAAGCCCTTCTGCCTCATAAAAAGGGTGGCATTGCTGCTCACCCGGCCTGTGCAGATTGCCGCGCTGGGCACAGGACCGAACGTGGAAATCTATAGCACCATCTTTTTCCTTGGCAAGTCAGAAGCTGCCGAACAGGTCGCCCTGGGGTAGGCTACTTGGGGCAATGGGTGGCTTACTTATGGCTTGAGGCGTCGAACTAAGAGCTTCATCCTGCGCAATGATAGCCTCCTTCATGGCCTTGCGCACGGATGAGAAGAAATCGGCCGGCACGTGGTTTATGCAGTACCAGACGGCCTTTTCGTCAAACCCTATACCATAGCCACATAGGATGCGGCAGACCGTGCATAGGTGGTCGGGGATAGGCCTGTCGCGCGGGGTGGCGGAGGTGATCGTCATTTGGCGCTTTCCGCCTCTGCCCATCCCGCACATCCGCGCGTCGGCTCGCCGTCTTTCATATCTTCGTGGCACATGAAAAGCTCATCGAACGGCCCGGCATATTCGGCGTCACAGACTGTTTCAAGGCACTGGTTGGCCACAGAGCCAAGCCTGTATGCGCATGTAGCGCAGCGCTTTTCAGACTTTGCCCAGGCAGCCATCTGATATCCTGACATTGCGCCAAAGACGGTTGGAACAACCACCTTTTGCCCTGCCGGGATTTCAAATCCTTGGCTGGTCAGCACCTCTGTCAAATGGACTGCGTTGTTTTCGCCTACGCTGACTGCCATCCCGATGAAGTTGGAAAAAGCATCTATCAGCGCGCTCAATCCCTCATCGGCATTAAGCTTTGCCAGCAATTCCACTCGCGTTTCATGATCTACCACTGTGGCAGCGGTCAGCAGATCACATATGTTTTTGGTAAATCCATAGGCTTCCATCAGTCAGCCTCCTGCACAGGGGTGAGCGGTGGTATGGACGTTTCAGCCATATCCTTCCAACCATCTCTGTACGATCTGGAGCTATAGGCGAGCATTGGCTTGCCGGCCTCATAATCCGCTACGCCTTCATCGTAAAAGCGAGCGCCCTCAGGATAGGAGGACTCTGGGCGATGGTTGATGAGTACATAGGTATCCTTAGTTTTTGGCATTTTCGTCTCCGTAAGTTCTAACTATGAGCGGTTGGGGCGTTCCCACGATTTGTAAACGATCATCCCGCCAACCCAAAGCACGAGGCCTTCAGGCCAGCGAACAAGCGAAACACCCCCAAGGGTTTCCATGTACTTGTCCGTCTTGAACAGGACTTCGATTTCGTCGTTTGGCATTTCGTCTCCGTTGGTTGGTTAGGCGCGGTTGGGATCGCGCAGGTCTGGCATCAGGATGCGCTGCCATTTGAAGCGCACTTCGCCGGCCACGTGAGGGATCAGCGGGTGATAGTTCGCCATCCCCTTGAAGTAGCTGTTCACGCGCTTAGTATTGCGCTGGGCATTGCGAGCCTCAGCATATCCCATCCGATAGGCTGATTTCTGCTGCGCTTGGAGAGATTGCGCCTCATGATTGGCACGCAACGACTTTCCCATGGCACGAGGATACTGGGTGAATTTCATACTGAAAACTCCGATTTTGGCTGGCTCCCGATAGCCCAAGGGTTTTCACGCGAAAACGTCGTCAGATCAAGTTCAAAATCTGGGAGGCCTGTTTCATCGGGCTCGATCATGGTCAGAACGAAACCGTCGAAGAAGTCAGGAGAAGGCACGCCGCGCTTTTGCAGGCTGGCTTTCGACTCGATCGTGATCTTGCCTTTTTCGTTTTTTCCCCACTTCACGACAGAGAGTTGAGGCACGAGTTCTGAGTGATCGGGGATCGAGATCAGGGTTTCAAGCTCCTGCTCGGATCCACCCTCTAGGCCTTTGAGCCACAGCACATGCCAATGCGTGCGCTGGAATCGTGTGCGGGCTAACCATGCGATTTCAGCCTTGAGGTTCGCGAACATATCCTTCGATGTGCGTTCATCGGGCCAGGTGCGATCCTCTGAGGCTGGCAGACCCGTGTTGATGCCAGCGACCTGAACGCGGCGAACGAAGTCAAGAGGGATGTTCTGCTCGTTCAGGTCACCTTCGCGGCGCAGGGAATTGTCCTCGCGTGTTTCGCCCGCATGCATGAGGGTCGAGGCAACCCCAGCCCCTACGCCAGGGCTATCGAAGTTGACGCGCTTCGAATTGTGCTTGGATGCCTCGCGCAGGAGCCAATAGGCGGTGTTCGTCGTATCCCCCTCTTGGCGCCACGCTACGCCGTCAACAGGCACGACGGGCCCGTAGCGGCTGATTGCGACGCTCTTGGCCTTGCCTCCCCCGATATCTCCACCAGTGACAGCCACAGCGCTGCGCTTCAGCCGCGGCTCGATCTTGGCCAGTTCGATAGCTGAGCGAACCCAGGCTGACGGGATGCAGATGTCTTCGGCTTTGGCGTCAGGGTCCATCTCGTATTCAGCCGGCCAGGTAGACGGATCGAGGAGCGTTGCTTTCTTGCGTTCAGCCCAAGCATCGTCTTTGCGGGGATCGTCGCGCCAATAGAGCGTGAACACCTGCGTCAGGGGCAGCGAGGCGATCTTGCGGGCGTAATAGTTGCCAGGGCCTTCAGTCGGGTGATACGTGCCGATCCAGCCCACGCACTCAGCGTTACCGGCTAGGGCAGCCTCAAGCGATATCGGGTTGCTGAGGATTTGGGTTTCGTCAACGAGGTAGAGCGAGCTGCGTCCTGAACGGCCCGCCTCTTCCCCCGGCTCACCAGAGATCAGCGCGCCAGTTTCTGGATTGATCAGGCGCATGACGGAGTCGTGCTTGCGGAAATCGAAATCCTTAGGCAGCATCCACGAAGGCAGACGGCGCAACATGATCCTCAGCTTTTCAAACACCGAGTCCTGATTGCCTATCTTATCGATGAAGTCCGCACCCTTGCCTGACGTGAGCGTTGTCTTGAACCCAGGCTCGAATAGCCAGAGATACAGCGCGACGCCGCACATGATGTAGGTTGCGCCCTGGTCGCGGCTTTTCTTGATGCCCCACGGCTCTTGGGCCTTGATGCGCTCGATGATCCACGCCACGCACTGTGCCTGCTTTTCCCATAGCACCATCTGCATGTAGGGCGATCGAGGCTTGCCGTTCTCGTCTTTCTGCCCGATCACGCGAGGGTCATACGTCCAGACCCAGCGATTGAACCAATAGACGGCGCCTAGCGTTCTGCAGCGTTCAAGCTCAGCCTCGTGATCGAGCTTTTCACCAGCGACCAGGGAAAGCGCAGCCTCGGCCTCAGCTGCCGCCTGCTGGCCCTCAAGGATATCAATCTCAAGCTCGATCAGCTTTAAAAGGGAGGACTTTGCCTTCGGCGAGAGCGTCCCTAGCAGCCCGGAGTGCATCGAGTCCTTGACTGCGGAGTTCTTTCGCGACTGCTGTAACGGTCTCAGCGCTGAGGTCTTGATCAATCTTGGTGGCATATCCGCGACTCTTCCCTTTGCGCTCAAGGTACCAGCGGATTGTGGCCATGTCGCCCTTGCCAAGCGCTTCGAACAGTTTGCCCTCAGCTATGTCCAAAATCTTGGCGTCGATCTCGGCCATGATCTCTTGCAGGTACGGGTGGCGATCAATGCGCTTGACGAGGCTTTCGCGGCTCATGCCCATGTCTTTGGCAACGAGGATCAGCACGCCACTGTTTTTGACGAGAGAGACCGCTATATCAGCGTTCTTGAATTTGTTCGTGGCCAACTCGCCTGCAGGCCGGCCACCCTTTGCCTTCCCAAAGCGAGGCGCACGCTTGGGCTTCTTGTCGTCTTCGTCGCTGTCAAAATCACCGATGTCCATAGCCTGATGCTACAATGGGCGGGCATAGCGTTGCAACCCCGTCATAAATCGCGATTAAGCGCAAATATCGCTTGAATTCGCACGTTCAGGCGCTTAATGTCGTCTCATGCCTGCCAGGGCAGACAACGGAGAATTTCAAATGACCACTCAAACACATCCCTACGGTCTCAACGCTCAAGGCCGCCCACGCACATATGAATCCTTCATGATTTCGAAAATCCCGGCCATGACGGCCGAGGAGCGCGAAGCCGAGTTGCGCAACCAGCGCGCTGCGATAAATCTTCCGCACATGGATTCAATGGGCAAGGCGATTCACCGTAAGGTCATTGCGGCGCTGCAAAAGGCCTAACCAACGCGCTTGCCAGAGCGTCACGGAGATTTCCACTTGAGCGACCGTTACAACCCCGCACACCTAGCCCATGAAGTCATCGACGCTGCCGTCAAGGCTGGCAAAGAGGCACGACGGGCTTTGCGTTATGCGCGGACACCGGCTGATCTCATCCCCTTCGAAGCCCCTGGCCGCTTTGGCAAGTGCACCTGCGGATCCATCAATCTCAAGGTCGATCGCCACGTCACACTGTATTGCGTGGATTGTGGGCGAGACCTTCAACGCTATGACTAACTTTCATCAGGAGAAAATGAATGACCAATAAGCCCATGCGCGCCTTCCATGGCGATCCGGCTATCAAGGCCAAATACCTCGCTCGCGTCGAGGATCACATCAAGGCTGATGACCTTGTTCGTGGCGCAACTGGCCGTAATGGCAAAGGTTGCGCCGTGTGGTGCACGTTCGACAAATACGACCATAGCCGAGGCCCTGAGGAGATCGGCGCTGGTGAATGGCTGATGCGCGTCGAAGACACCCTGTTTGAAGGCATGAGCCTTGAGAAGTCGAAGACGTTCCCAAAGCTTTTCATTGATGCCATCAACGTCGGCGCCGACCTCGAAAAGGCGAAGGGTCCGTTCATGATCGCAGTTCTAAATTCAGCACTGAAGACATTCGACCACGCCCAATTCCCCGCGGTCAAAGCCGCGATTGATGGGTCTATCTCCCTTTGGCAGCGCGATGATATCGGATCGCCAGAATGGAATGGGGCGGCGTGGGCGGCGGGGGAGGCGTGGGCGGCGAGGGCGGCGGCGGAGGCGGCGTGGGCGGCGTGGGCGGCGGCGGAGGCGGCGTGGGCGGCGGCGGGGGCGGCGGCGGGCGCAACTGGCGGAGCGATATCGGGGTGGCATTCCATGGCCCGATCGATGACCCACGCACGAAACGCGATCGG